TTACCGAATTCGTGGAATCAAACTGAAATGCACTTACTGGCAGCAAACAGGCGTCCCTGTGATGCTGTTCATCAATGCAGCCTCAAACCAAGGAGACAATCAGCTTGCTGATGCATCTGGACCTTCCCCAGCCTTCCCAACCATCGCCGTGAACACCACGCCCGAATTGAGATGGTGCAAATTCCGTACCTGTTCAGGAATCGCGGCCCAAGGAGGAAAACCCACCTCTGTGACCGCCTACTACTCTACCAACAAGGTCTATGGCCCAGACAACGTCGTCAAGAACTCAGCCAACTTTATTGGGTCCATGGAGACCGGCAGCCCCTATTTCGACGACTTGGCATACCCAGCAAAATCCCCCTGGCTTCAATTTGGAACAATGAATCTTTCAGGCCAGAATGGAGCCGTCACAGGCGTCATGAAACTCCAAGCCACCGTATACTGCGAATTCTTTGGACGAAGAACAACAACCGAATAAACAAACAACCATCATATCAGAACTAAGGGCGAAGCCCGCTTTATTCATAAATTTTAATAGTCAACACCCTATGCAGGGCTTCCAAGTAGTCCTGGGCCGTGTCCCTGAACCTCACGCGAGAGCCACCAGCCCTCTCATAACGAATCTGCCTACGAGTAGGATGTATGTAAATCCTGAAGAGCGCCCAAAGCGAAATTTGATTGAGAAAAATATGTTTGAGCCTCTCTGACCTCCAGACCTTTCTCTCCGCCCTATCGTACACCCAAAACCATGCCTCGTCACTCTGATTCTTCCTGGACTTGAACCAGTCGTAAGGGGCTCCAAATAAGCTAAATTGCATGTGCTGACGTGGCCTTTTCAAATAAAAGTGAGGTTGTCTAGGGACGTCTCCAGACGTCTTTCAGTATTACCTAGACAACCTTTGGATACACATGGCCTCTCGCCCCTTTGCTCGTCACTGGTGCTTTACCTACAACAACCCTGCTCATTCAGAACTGGACCTGGTAGACCTGCTGGAGGCCTCTGAATGCACTTATGCCGTTTTTCAATTGGAGGTTGGGGAACAAGGAACCCCCCATTTTCAAGGTTACGTGGCTTACGACATTAGACGGACACTGACAACGATGAAAGCGGTCTTGCATCATACTGTACACTGGGAGATAGCTCGTGGTACCCCAGCCCAGAACCGTACCTATTGCACTAAGCCTGATGGACGTATCGGGGAATTTTGTGAGATTGGTCTTTTCCCCGAAAAGGAGCAGGGCAAACGCACTGATCTTTTGGCACTTCATTCTGCTCTCAAAGATGGACTTGGACAGAGAGAGTACCGCGACGAATTCTTTGATCTCTTTGTCAGATACCCCAACCTTGTCCAGAACTACAGCATCGCTGGGATTGAGCCACGGGATGAAAAAAACGACTTCAGTTCCTGGCTCATCGTTGGACCCCCCGGCACCGGCAAGTCTCGCCTGGCTTTCGAACTCGCTAAGCGACTCGGAGGAGGAACCTACAGGCACACGGCCACGAAGTGGTTCGACGGGTACAGAGGAGAACGAACTATCATTTTCGACGATTTTCGAGGATCTTCACTACCTTTCACACTCTTTAAATCTGTCGTCGACAGATACCCCTTTCGAGTGGAGTTCAAGGGGACTTCATGTGAGATGGCAGCCACTAATTTCATCTTCACGAGCAACACCGAGCCAGACACCTGGTGGAAAGAAGAGGTCACTGGGCCAGAACTAGACGCAATCTATCGAAGATGCGCCAAAAAAGTCATTCATTTTCGCGCCTTAAATCAGTTCTCTCTCTACCCTTCATACATCGACTACGCCCGTACCGTCCTTGTACCTCGCCAAATCAATGCCGAAGAAGTTCAAACGCCTATTCAAACGCTCGTTTACGAGCAAGAGGAAGGGAAAGCGCTCATTCTCGAGACGCTCCTCTAAAAGACTCTTTCGCAAGAAATCTGGTATGCAGAGAATAAAAACAGTACGATGGCCTACTAAGAACATTGGTGGAGACCGTGCCTTTACGAAACTTATGTATGTGAGTGCCTCTCAGTACGACACACTTGCAGGGCAAAATGGAAAATTTAACAACCTTGCATTCAACGTGGGATCGGCCAACGCCGGTACACGACCCCTTCTCAGTGCTTGCACCCTTGACACCGTCTTTGGAAAACCCCCAGGACTCGGCCTCATGGCCGCTCAGTACCTAAATTACCGAATTCGTGGAATCAAACTGAAATGCACTTACTGGCAGCAAACAGGCGTCCCTGTGATGCTGTTCATCAATGCAGCCTCAAACCAAGGAGACAATCAGCTTGCTGATGCATCTGGA